AAAGAAAAAAACGGCAAGTTTTATAATTACGTTGGTGGGGTTGTTAATCCGTCTTACGTTACCACTTTGGAAGAACCTTACAAAGGTTACAAGCATTGGTATAGATACACGGACGCACAAATAGAAGCGACGCGCCAACTCGTTGAGTACCTTTGCGAAACGTACGGAATCCCGAACACCTATCGTAAAGAAATTTGGAGTTTAGATAAAGCCGCATTCGACGGCGAAAAAGGAATCTTTACTCACAACTCAGTTCGAAAAGACAAAGCGGATATTTATCCTTGTCCACGTATGATTAAAATGTTACAAAGCCTATGATTCGTTTATTTGCATTTATATGCGTTTTAACGCTACTTTCGTGTTCGAGTGAACGCAAAGCACAATACCACTACCGAAAAGCGCTTAAACACGGCTTAAAGGTGGTTAACGATAGCGACACAATACGAATAACTACTTTAGATTCGTTCCCCGTAATAAAAAACGACACGATAATTTGGGAAAAATTTATAACTACCAAAGACACGATAGTAAATTTTAAGAACGTTTACGTGCCTAAAACGAAGTGGCAAACACGAATAGAATATAAAGAACGAGTTAAGACCTTACGAATAGAAGGAAAAACAAAATGGAAGACCGCGAAGGCCGTTCAGGTTGTTAAATACCGAACTTCGTGGTGGTTAGTTTTGATTGCGTTTGTAGTTGGTTTCGTTCTTCGGTTCATTTTGAATAGTACTTTTATTTCACGGGTTCGACTTTTCTTCCGATATTTCGGGCAAATTTAACGTTATGAACTTAATTAAACACGGACGAAACGTCCACGAACTGCAACTTGAAGGCAAACAAGTTCACGTAGCTATGCTTAGCGATTTGCATTGGGACAACCCTAAATGCGATAGGCAATTACTTAAAAAGAATTTAGACTTTTGTAAAGAAAATAATATACCCGTAATTATAAACGGGGACTTCTTTTGCTTAATGCAAGGACGCGGAGATAATCGCCGCAATAAGTCGGATATTAGGCAAGAACACAACAACGCTCGGTATTTAGATTCAATCGTTGAAACGGCTTCGGAATGGTTTAAGCCTTACGCAGATATTATAAAAGTTATCGGATACGGAAACCACGAAACGGGAGTAATTAAATATCAGGAAACGGACTTACTTCAACGCTTTGTAGATTTACTTAACTACAAATGTGGTTCAAATGTTCAGACGGGCGGTTATGGCGGTTGGGTAATTATTCGGCAAATGTTCCACGGGAACGCACAAATAACAACTAAGGTTAAGTATTACCACGGAAGTGGTGGTGGGGGTGTAGTTACCAAAGGCGCGTTAAACCTTACTAGAGCGTTAGAAATGTACGAAGATTTTGATGTTTTCACTATGGGACACATTCACGAAAATAGTTCGCGAAACGATGTTAGGGAAACAATTAAGCACAACGCGAAAATGGGTTACTCAATTAAACAAAAGCAACTCCACTTAATGTTAACAGGCACGTACAAAGAAGAATACGGGGAAGGTGCATATGGTTGGCACGTTGAACGTGGCGCACCACCAAAGCCATTAGGGGGTAGAATTCTTAAAATCGAATGCAAAGAAGTTGATAAGTTAATCGTAAAGAATATCGATAGTTTCAAATTTCCGCTGTAAGTTTGCGTATAGCGTTTTTAATTAGGGGGTAGAAATACCCCTTTTTTCGTTTATAGGCTTATTTTATTAGGCTTTCCGTAAGTTTATGCGCTTATTCCTTATTTAGAATCATTATAAATTATTGAAAAGTGAAAAAAAATTGTTAAAAAGTTTGGTAGATTGAAACTTAGTATTTATATTTGCGTATGATTATTCACGAACAAACAAAAAACGCTATGGAAAAACAAGAAATTTTAGACACGATTTTAGCTTACGAGCAGGAGTTAAAATTTAATTACGAAGAATGCCGAGACGCATTCGGACACTTAGATAATGACACTCAAAGGGCTTGGAAGGAATGGAACACAATGCAAGAATTATTAACCCGATTAAATTTACAAAATGAAACGATTTAGAGAATTTTACAACGAATTAGACAACGAAGCAAAATTATTGCTTATCGCGATACGCGATTTTACTTTACTATTTGGAACGCTTTTTATTTCACTTTTATTAATTGCTTATTTTATAATCTTATGAAAATAGAAACTCACTACCCATTAGCGTACTTTTACGCAGATACCTTTGAGGGCGAATGTACCTTCGAACTATCCGTAGACGAAGACAACGACTTACTCGTAACAATTTGCACGGCGGTGGCTTACCGCTCGGACTTGGAAATAGAATTAGAACACTTACTAACCGAGTACGACTTGCAGTTAATCGCAACGGAAATTTACGACGATTTATTAAACTCGGATTTACACGAAGAAATTACTCAGGCAGATTATAACACTAAAATTCAAAACGCTTATGACAACGGAAAGAACTCAAGAAGGGAGTATTGATTTAATCGACCAAATAAGGTGGTGGACAAGTGGCGGGGGATACATACATAAAAACGGACACTTCGACTTTAACCATTACTGTAACATTATAAAAATAAAAAATGAAAGAATACGCTATAACACATTGGTTTCAGGAAACTCCGAAATCAAAACGCAAACAACGAACAACGATAGTACAAGCCTACGACACTAACCACGCTATCTTAATTTTGGATATTTGGAGACCTTTAATAATTAAAATTACAACGCTATGAAAGTTTATTGGACGATGCGAAACGGAAATAAAATAGATATTGACGAAATGGATATTAACCACTTAAGAAACACGTTAAAAATGTTAGTTCGCAATACTGAAAAGAAAAAACAAGCGAAACCTAAATTTACAATTAACGGTGAAATAGCTCAAGAAATGATTTTCAACGAATGGGTAAACGAATTAATGGCAGACGAATTAGACGAATACTATAACCAAATTTAATACAATGCAACTTAAAAATAAATTCACAACACTAATCGAAGATAACGACTTACGCAAACGTAGCAGAAAACGGAAGTACGTTAACCAACGGGGTTACCTAATCAAGTTAATGCGCCATTACGGATTCAGTTACATAGAAATAGGCGAAATGTTAGGACTTAACCACGCGACTTGTATACACGCTTTTAATAACGCTAATTTGTGGGAATCCATAAACGATAGGCACTTCTTTAACGATACGGAACATTTACGCGCTGAAATGAATAACTATAAAATAACACGCTCACTAAACGACCTTTACGTAGACGTTAAAAGCGCAGGCGGATTAAAGGACTTAGAAACTATCCAAGAACGAATGCGAAGGGGAGAATATCAAATAAATTTTATTTACGAAGAACAAAATATGAATTAATTAATTAGTATATTTGTAAACGCATTCATCCTACATTATAAATGCGAAAAGAAGTTATTAAGCTCTTAGATGAACGTGAGGTAGGATGCACGGGATTTTAAGGGCTTTTTTTATTTATTAAAATTTAAGTTATGTTATTACAAGAAGAAAAGTTTACAACTGATGAAAACGATGTTTTCACTTTATGCATTGGAGATTTTACAGGTAAGTTAATTATTGACACCGAAGAAAATTGGATTCGATTAAACAAAGAAGAATTAAAACAATTTATTGAAATTTTAAGCGGTTATTATGAGCGGTTGGATTAAAATACATAGAAAGTTTTTAGATTGGGAATGGTTTAACAAAAGCGAAGCGGTACACCTATTTATTTATTTGCTATTAAAAGCGAATCACAAAGACGCAAGTTGGCAAGGTATGGAAGTTAAACGAGGCGAATTTATTTCGTCTTTAGGTAAGATTTCTTCGGATACAGGAATCAGTTTACAAACGCTTAGAACACTTTTGAAAAAGTTAGAAAACACAAACGAAATCGAAGTAAAATCAACAAACAAATTTACCACCATAACTATTTGTAAATATGACAGTTACCAAGATGAAACCGAAGATACTAACAAGCAACTAACAAACAATCAACAAACAACTAACAAACAACTAACAACAAACAAGAATGATAAGAATAAAAAGAATGAAGAAAATATATATAGACGCTTCGCTCATTTATCAATTTCTAAAGACGAATTAGAAACACTAAAAATAAATTGGACTGAAGAACAAATAAACGAGATTTTAGACCAAATAGAAAACTACGCTAAGAATAAACAATATAAGTCTTTATATTTGACGGCTCAAAATTGGCTAAAGAAAAGCTATCCGATAAAAAAAGACGAACCGTTTAAGTTTCCTTGGCAATAATTAAAAACGAACTATGAAAGGATTTAAGATAACAAAAGCACACGAAGTAATAGATGACCTATTCAGGTATAGAAATAACTACCACGAAAAAGGTAAATACCTTGGATTCGAAGGTATGGACGAATACTATTCAATGAGTTTAGGAAATTGTACGGATTGGACGGGTTTTCCGATGTCGGGTAAAACTCAAGTTCTTATGGAATGTTTGATGAATACGAGCCGTTTTTATGGTTGGAAACATTTAGTATATTTTCCTGACGTTGGTTCGAACGTGGAAATTATCGCGGACTTAATTAATAAGAAAACGGGTAAAAGTTTCAACCCAAGTAATTACAATGTTATTACTGACGATGAAATAGTAAACGCTATTGAATGGATAACGCACCATTTTAAGGTACTAACGCGAAGCGATATTAAAGCCAAAATGACACCTATCGAATTTTGGGATTACGCAGTTCAATTAAAAAAAGATGAAGGATTAGAAACGGCTTCGATAGATTCTTGGAAGGACTTAAACCACCCTTACAACGATTACGGGGGTTACGCTCAGTATTTGGAGTTCGTGTTGCCGTATCGAAACCAAATAGCCGAAGACAACGACTTACATTTACATACGATTATCCACCCGAAATTAACGGAAAAGGAAAACGGAAAACGAAGCGCGCCCGTGCCTTACGACTTAAAGGGTGGTTCGGAATGGTTTAATTCGGGTAAGTGTATGATAACAGTACACCGCGAAGACCCAACGTTTTATAAAGCGGAATTGTACTTTAACAAGATTAAACCGCGTTCAAACGGAAAAATAGGTAAACACGAAATCTTTTTCGATAAAGAAAAATTAGTTTACTTTGAGCAGGAACAACACGGAAACACATTAATTAAAAAATACGCTAAAGCAAAATAATGGACGATTATACAACACTACGGGCGCAGGTTTTACTTTCCCACACTTACTTAAAGATTCAGGGAAGTTTGAACGAAATAAAAGCGAAGAACCCTAACCGAACAGATTTAATAGATTCAATGGAAGAAACGTTAGAACATTTACAGGAATGTAAAGTTTATTGGAATCAACTCGAACAAGAATACCGAGCGTTGCGCCAAAATGCTTATCGATTAGAATTAGTTAACTTGGACTTAAAGACGGAAAATAACCGCTTAGAAGCCATAAATAAAGCATTAAATTACGAGTAATGAAGTGCAAGAATTGTAAAGCCGAATTTACTCCCGTTCGATTTAACCAAAAGTATTGTTTTGATTCGTTTTGTGTTAAAGTTTGGGTAGAACTTGAAAAGGAAAAACAATGGAAAAAGAAAAAAAAGGTACTTAAAGACGAACTTCAAACGGTTCAGGAACTAACTAAACTTGCTCAAGTGGTATTTAACAAGTACATAAGGCTACGAGACAAGGATAAACCTTGCGTAAGTTGCGGTTCTAAACTCGGTTCAAAGTTTGACGCAGGCCATTATTTTAGTTCAGGCGGCCACAAAGCCGTTACATTCGATGAAAACAATGTTCACGGGCAGTGTGTAACGTGCAATCAACATAAACACGGAAACTTATTAAACTACCAAATAGGAATCCAACAAAGAATAGGCGCGGATAAATTAATAGAACTACACGCAAAAGCACACGAAACACGAAAGTACACACGGGAAGAACTAAAAGAAATAATAAAAACATACAAACAAAAGATAAATGAGATTTGAAACGCTTAAAGACTTACAAAACGAATCCGAAGCAATAGCAATTTTTTGCGATGAATACGAATTAAGTTGTAGAAAACTAGACGAACACGATATAGACTTTGAACTAATTAAAGACGAACGAATAATAGGTTACGCAGAAGTAAAAGGAAGAAACAAAACAATACAGGAAGCCTACCCGCTACCAATAGCAGTTAGAAAATTACTTAAGCTAATGGATAAAAAGATTAACCCCGTAATTATTTGGAAATGTTACGACGGCATTATTTACGGAAAACTAGAAAAACTTAAAGGAGAAATAAGAATAGGAGGAAGAAAACCCCGTGAACATTCCTTTAATGATATTGAGTTAATGGCTTATTTTGATAGGTCAAAGGAATTAATCGAAAAAAAAATTTAACATTTTTTAACAAATAAATTATATCGAAGTATTGTTAATTGAAATATAATGTTTATATTTGTATATAATTAAAAACGAAAACGCTATGAAAAAATGCAGAACCAAAAAAGATTTAATGAATAATCCTTATGTATCGAGTATACATACCGAATATCAATATGGAGTATTTGATAATTACGACGATATATATATATTATCTTTAAAGGGGGATTATTGGTTTAAGGAAGAAGAAGTTGGTTGTTTACACGAACCGACAATTTCGAGATTAATTTCGAGATTTAATTCAATGACAATAAGCAAAAGAAAAGACGGATTTTAATAATAAAACAAGGGGTGCGACTTGGTTAACGCACGTTTTAATTTATACGCTATGAAAAATTTATGGAAATCGTTGGCAGCCTTCCAACAAGAAGTACCCGTAATTCACAAAGGTACGCAAGGCTACGGTTATTCTTACGCAGATTTACCTAAGATTTTTGAAGTAGTTAACCCGCTTCTAAAAAAACACGGATTAGGCTTTACGCAGTTGCTCGATACTAAAGAAGGAATTGACTACATTTGTACGGTTATTTTCCACGCTGAAAGTGGCGAAACATTAGAATCAAAGGTAGCTATTCCGCAAGTCGAATTAAAGGGAATGAACGATTACCAAAGTTTCGGAAGCGGTGTTACTTACTTTAGAAGATACGCTTTAAGTTCCGCGCTCGGATTGGTTACGGACAAAGACACGGACGCTTCAGGCGAACAAGTAAAGAAAAAACCTACTATCGATAACAAACGATTGGGTAAGGCTTTAGAAATGATTGCCGAAGGCAAATACACTAAAGAAGAACTAATCGAAAAGTTTGAGTTAACCGAAGGTCAAACCAAACTACTCGAAAACGTATGAAAGTCCGATGTTCTCAAATTGGTAAGATAATGACTAACCCCCGCAAGTCGGGGGAGGTCTTATCGCAAACGGCAAAGTCTTACGTAGAAGAAATCGTATTAAAAGAAAAATACGGAATCCGAAAGGAGTTTAGTTCACGTTACACCGACAAAGGAAACGAAGTCGAAGAAGAATCGATTGCACTTGTTAACGATGTTTTGAATTTTAAGTTTATTTACAAGAACGACGAACATTTTACAAACGATTGGGTAACAGGAACTCCCGACGTAAACACGGACGAGGTATTAATAGACGTTAAAAGTTCTTGGGACGCTTCGACGTTTCCGTGGTTCGAAACGGAATTACCTAACAAGGATTATTATTATCAGTTGCAGGGGTATATGTGGTTAACGGGTAAACAAGAATCCATTTTAGCTTATTGCCTTATAGACACTCCAAGCGAAATGGTAGAAGACGAAATAAGGCGAGCGCATTGGAAATTCCACCTTATAGACGAATCGCAGGAACTACGCGAAGAAATCGAAGCAAAGCATAAGTTTAGCCACATTCCGAAAAATAGACGTGTAAAGTATTGGTTCGTGCAAAAAGACGAATCCGTAATAGAGCAAATAAAAGAACGTGTCGAACTATGTAGAGAATACTATAATTTATTAATGCAAACCTTATGAACATAACACACGAACAAGACCCAATTAAACACGAAGACACTATTTTAATTTCCGTAATGACTAAATACCACGAACGAAGTAAACGAGGGACACGAAAATACGGAACTAATTTAGACCGCAAAGACGTGGATTTAATAGGGTGGCTTAACCACCTTCAGGAAGAACTTATGGACGCTACACTTTATATTGAGAAACTTAAAAAAGAATTATGAAACAAACGGCAGTAGAGTGGTTATATGAACATATACTTTTAACACCATTAGATATAAGTTCAATTAACAAATGTTTAAAACAAGCCAAAGAGATGGAGAAAGAGCAGATTATTAAGGCTTATAACACATCATTTTTATTAAGAGATAAGCCATATTCAACAGCAGAAAAATACTATAAACAAACCTATGAAAGCAACACTCAAATTTAACCTACCCGACGAAGAAGCGGAATACTATTGCGCAACTAAAGGACAAGCAATGTTAAACGTTCTTTGGGAAATGCAAGCGGAACTACGTAAGCTATGGAAATACGAAGAACTAAACGCAGACGAATACCAAATGGTTGAACGCATAAGAGAAACGTTTTTTAATAGCCTACAAGAACACGAAATAAACCTTGACAAATGAAGTACGGAATAATCTTTTTAAGCGCGTTAATAATCGAAATATGTTCAACCTTTTACATAAGATACGTTTCGGAAGCAAACACGTCAGGAATGTTATTCTTCGCTTTTATAAGTCCGTTTCTAGGTTTACCTTTTGCAGGGTATATGGTTGACTCGGAAAATTGGAACGAACGAATTAAAATGGCTTTCTCGTTGGCCTTTGGATATGTAACGGGAGTAATAATAGTAATAAATTTAATTAAGTAATATGGAAACAAAAGTAAACAGCGGTGCAATTTTCAAGAACGACAAAAAGACGAACGAAAAACAACCCGACTACCGAGGAAAAGTAAACGTAAACGGAAAAGAAATGGAAATAGCCTTATGGCTTAAAGAATCTTCGAAAGGAACTAAATACTTTTCGTGTTCATTTAGCGAGCCTTACGTGAACGAAACCCCGAAACAAGTTCACACGCAAATAATTGAAAAAGACGATTTACCTTTTTAGTTATGTTTATAGACGACTACTCACTTCGAGGTTACTTACGCAAGATTCTAGAAACAAAAACACGGAATCAAATAGTAACCGAAATAAAAGAACGAGGATACAAAATGCACCAATACAACTTAGATAGGTTCTTACTCGGTAAGCCTGTAAGTTTAGAAACCGCCAAGAAGTTAGACGCGTTTGTTTATCGGTTTTACAATGGATTGCCACCCGAATAAGGTGGCTTTTTTTTATGTTTTGTTGTGATTAGAAATTAATCATTATATTTGACAACAAACTAAGCGTATGGAATGGCTTAAAGACGTGGCAAAAGACCATAAAGAATGGGTAAAACTTGTTAAAAGTTTCGGCGAAGATTTATACGCAGAAGACCTTGTGCAAGAATGTTACCTTAGATTATACAAATACACGAAACCTGAAAACGTAATAACAAATGGTCAAATCAATAAAGGATTTATGTACTTCACTCTTCGTAATATGTACCTTTATGCTATTCGTAATAAAGGAAAATTTGAAGGGTTTGATATCGAAGCGATACAAATAAAAGACGAACCGAGCCAATTAGATAAACACGAAGCCTACTTAAAGATATTGGGTAAAATAGAAAACGAAGTGGATTCGTGGCATTGGTACGATCAAAAGTTATTCGAACTATATCGAGACACGGATTTATCAATTCGGGATATTGCAGCCGAAACGAAAATAAGTTCTAGTAGCATTTTCAACACCTTAAAGAACTGCAAACAAAAAATAAGAATAGCCGTTGGAGAAGATTACACGGACTACAAAAACGAAGATTTTGAATTAATTAAATGAATAAATTAAATTGGGCGCAAGAAAAGGTTTATGATTTAGTTCACAATCAAAACAAATCATTAGAAGAAATTTCAAATGAAAGTGGTTGCGATTTAGACTATTTGAAAGACCTTTATTATATAGCAAATTATTATAAACAAAAACAAGTAAAATGGGAAGACCAAGAAAAAAACAAGCGGAAGGATTAGGAGACACCGTAGAAAACATTTTAGAAGCAACAGGAATAGCAAAGGTTGCTAAATGGGTAATGGGCGAAGATTGCGGGTGCGATGAACGCAAAGCAAAACTTAATGAACTTTGGAGATATAAGAAACCTGAATGCCTAACGGAAGACGAATACGCTTACTTAGATACTTTTTACAATCGTGGAAGAAGTAGCGTAAGTCCTAGTGAACAACGGGAGTTACTAAAGATTTACAACCGAGTTTTACACGAACGAGTACAACCAACTTCGTGCGGTTCTTGCTTACGTGAAATCGTAAACAAACTAAACCAACTTTACGCAGTTTATAAAGCCGAACAAAATGCCGATACCGAAGCCGAATAAAGACGAATCTAAAAAAGAATTCGTGCAACGTTGTATGGTAGACGATGTAATGGTAAAAGAATACGATAACACCGACCAACGTTTGGCCGTTTGTTCGTCTACTTATGAAGAAAACTTATCAAATGAAAATAGAAAAAGTAAAACTATCGGAAATAAAACCGAACCCGAAAAACCCAAGGCTAATTAAAGACGAAAAGTTTAAGAAATTAGTCAAATCAATTAAGGACTTCCCACAAATGTTAGAACTTCGTCCAATAGTAGTGGATGAGAATAACATTATATTAGGCGGAAATATGCGTTTTAAGGCTCTTAAAGAAGCAGGGTATAGTGAAGTGTCAATAGTTAGAGCGAACGACCTTACAAGCGAACAAAAAGACGAATTTATTGTAAAAGATAACGTTGGATTCGGAGAATGGGATTGGGATACTTTAGCAAACGAATGGGAAGTAGATAAACTCGAAGAATGGGGTTTAGATTTACCCGTTGATTTAATCGTTCAGGAAGAACTCGAAGCCGAAGAAGACAACTACGAAATACCTAACGAAATAAACACGGACATAGTATTAGGAGACTTATTCGAAATAGGAGAACACCGTTTACTTTGTGGGGATAGTACGGATAGCGACCAAGTGGCAAAGCTAATGAACGGACAAAAGGCGGATATGGTATTTACCGACCCACCGTATAGAGTTTCTTTTCAAGGACAAAGAATAAGTAACACAACAAAAGATGGTGTTGTTATTCACGGACATAAAGGCGCAAATACTAAACACGATGAAATAGAAAACGATTCATTAAGTGAAGATGATTTCAAAAATTTTATGGCTGAAGTTTTAAGCAATTTATTTTTATTTAATAAAGGAGCTTGGTATATATGTTTTGCTTATTCGGAATTACATTTATTATTAAATAGTTTAATTGATTCAGGCCATAAATGGAAAAATATCATTATATGGATGAAAAATCAAGCAGCACTTTCAAATATGGATTATAAAAGCAGGTATGAACCAATAATTTATGGACAAAAAGGAGGTAATTTTTATGGCGAACGATATAAACAAGAAGATATTTGGCAGTTTCAAAGAACATTAAAAAATGATTTACACCCAACTATGAAGCCAATTCCATTAATTGAAAATGCGTTAAACAATTCAAGTAAAGAAGGTATGAGGGTATTGGATTTATTCTTGGGTTCAGGTTCAACAATGGTTGCAGCACACCAACTTAAACGCAAATGTTACGGAATGGAATTAGACCCGAAGTATTGCCAAGTTATTATAGACCGAATGAAAAAACTTGACCCAAGTTTAGTTATTAAGCGTAATGGAGTTGAATTAAAATAACAGAACAAAAACAGAATGAGCAAAGAAGATTTAATACCATTTAAGAAAGGCGAAAGCGGAAACCCCGCAGGAAGACCAAAAGGAAGTAAAAACCGAAGTACAATCGCGCGCCGTTGGTTAGAAGTTAA